ATGGACGCTCCATTGAACCAGACTTTTACATGCCAACTTTACCAATGGTTCTCGTGAATGGAACCGAGGGTATCGGTACGGGTTTCAGTTGCTATGTACCACCATTCAACCCCAAGGATATCAAGGAAAACATCCTTCGTGTGCTCGATGGTCGTGAAGTTAGTGAGATGAAACCATGGTTCCGTGGATTTAAGGGTAACGTTTTCAAAGAAGATGGTACGTGGATCACCGAGGGTGTGTGGCGAGATACTGGATCGAGACTCAAGATTACGGAATTGCCACCGGGTCGTTGGACCCAGGATTACAAAGAGTACCTCGATGGTCTCGTGGAAAAGAAAGTCATCACGAGTTTCACCAATAATTCCACGACCGAAGATGTTGACTTTGAAATCTTTGGCTATTCAGGGAAGGACCTTGTCAAGGATCTCAAATTGAGAAAGTCATTCCATACATCGAATATGCACTTGTTCCATCCAGTCAGGGGCATCTATAAGTACTCGAGTCCCGAGGAAATCCTCAAGGACTTTGTGAAACTTCGAGTCGAACACTACATCAAAAGAAAGGAACACTTACTCAAAGTTCTTCAGACGCGTGCGACGATGTGTGGTTATAAATCCAAGTTTGTGACGATGGTCATCGAGGGTGATATTATTGTTTTCAAAAGAAAGAAGGATGATCTCGAACGACAATTGGCGGGTATTTTCCCAAGAATCAATGATAGTTTTGATTATCTCCTCAACATCAAGACTGTTCAGTATACCGAAGAATGTGTGCGAGAACTTTTGAATGAAGCTGCGACGGCGCGACGCGAACTTGACATCATGAAAAACACGAGTCACATGGATATGTGGAAAACTGATATTAAAAATTTGTAGACATAGAATAAGTATGTGCGACGTCAGTGGTGCGAGCACCGGGGCGATCTTATCGCTGAACGCACTCGGTAAGCAAGATACATATCTATTGTCCGGAAAACCGGATGATTCTTTATTTAAATACGAAGAAAAGAGACATTCCAATTTTAGTCGTTTTCATAGAACCACCACCGTATACAATCCAGGCGGAAAACTCACTTGGCCCTTTGGTGAACGCATCAAAGTGACCATGAATCCCCAAAACGCCGGTGACCTTTTGAGTAACATGTATATTAGTCTCACACTTCCAGCGCTTCCGAGTGGTCGAAACTATTCCGATCAGGTTGGACGACACTTGATAAAGAGTATCACGATGCGCGTCGATGAACTCGAACTTGAAACCATATATGACGACTGGATGGTTGTTTACGATGAACTTTATCTCGAAATGTCTGAAAAGATTACGAACAAGTTTTTGATTAATCGTATGCTTCCGTATGACACGGCAGTCGATACGCCGCAGTATGCACAGTATCAATCCGATCTCATCATTCCAATTCCCTTTTTCTTTTCGAGAAAGTATGCGAGCGACGAGTACGACACAAACAAACCAAACCGTCCCTATTTCCCTTTATGTGCGATTCATAAACAAAAACTTGAATTCGAAATCGAGTTTCATCCACAAACATTCTTCTCCGATACGAACTCAACACTCACGCTTCCGGAATTTCACATTGTCACTGAAGAAATGACAATCGATCCAGCCGAGCGACGGTTTTATGTTACTGAAGATACCACACTTATCACGGATGTTGTGAAGAAACACCCAACCACGGAAACCGAAGTTGGGAAAACCATCGTCAAAAACAATTTAGTTCCATCTATTCCAGTGAAAACACTTCATTGGTTTTTACGAAACAAAAAGTTTGAAGACGTGAAAGAAGCGCGTGGTCCAGGAACACCCGATCAAGCGTACCTCGACGCTTACGAGATTCCGGGATCTGTGGGTGCGGATTATTATTATTTTCAAAACAGATTCAATTTTTCGAGTGTGCTCGACTTTGATCAATTGTATGCATTCTTTTATCCAGTCATGGATTCGGCAAAGTTCTATATTAATGGAAACGATCTTCCTAACATTACAAGTGCAAATCATTCATACTACAAGTATATGACACCGTTTAAAGCACGACTGTCTCGACCGTATAGAAATATCTATACGTATTCCTTCTCGATGTATCCGGCAAATGTGGAGCCATCGGGAAGCCTGGATTTTAGTCAGATAAAGTCAGAAAAAACAAATATGGAATTAAACCTAAAGAGTGGACTTACCGATCAATATTCATTACATATGTACTACACGGGGTATCAAACGTTCAAGTTTTCAAAGGGATTTATGTCCCTCGCTTATTAAACAAGGTCGTTTTGTTATCTTTGATGTACTCGATAATGTTATTCTTGATACACCATTTGATGAAATTCAATTGCGCGAGCGTCGTTTGGATTTCATGAGATGTTCCGGGAATAGTATACGGAAACTTTTGGGATCGACAAAATGGATCAAAAAATCTTTTACTGTATCCATCGAGACTCGACTTGTATGCACAGTGCACTGTGAATAACTTACCGTCGGTCGTTTTATAGCTCGTGTGGTTCTTCTTCGCATAGTTCGTGATGAACCATTCAAGATTTCGGAGAGAGATACCACTCGATTTATCGAGGACATTCAGTAGAGTAGTTCTATTCTTTTCTTCACCGTAGAAGTTGTTGATGGCATGTAGCAGAATATCAGACTTGTTCATTACTATAGTATACCCTTCAAATCTATAAGCTTGTTTGAGCTTGAAGAAGCTTCGCAGGCTGGACACCCTTTCATGAATATAGGTGGAAATGTATGTGTATGTGTGGGACCCGCTGATCGTACCACCGAGACGGGTTCGAAACTCTTCTTCTGTACTAGATGTGTATCACAGTATCCACCATTCTTACCACGTCGCGTACACCTGTGCCCATCTTTTTTTACACCTCGACACAGTATCGTCTCCGATACATTGGGTATATCACGAAGCAAAAGCTCCATGGAAATGCCATGTGTCTTTGATATCTTTTCAATGTATTGTGTGAGTCGCTCACTCACACGTTTTTCTACCTCCTCTTCAAACACTTGATTCAGTGCACTTGACATTGGACTTACTTTGTTCTAGTTCGTAATTTTTAAATAACGTTTCGATTGATGTCTTGGGTGCTCTCTTCTTACGAGGTGGTTTATGTTGTGCGATGATTTCACCAAAGATTTCCTCCTTTGGATTCTCGTATAACGGATCCAGTAAGTCACACACGGGTGTTAAAAATTTATTGAGGAAATAATAGTGGTAATCGACCGGGACACCATGCTCCTCTACGTATTTTGGATCTTCGGATTTTTCGTACGCTTTGGCTTTGGGGTCTTCGGTTTTTGTGAGAAGGTACGGCACACGATCACCGGATTGCGGTTCCGAGCCGGGGCGACGCTGTCGCATCTTGTTATGCACTTGAACGTGCGCCATGTTAATGTTCCAACTATTCGCGACATCAGAAATATGTACTGGTCTCCCTTTCACTTTGTAGGTATCTGAGAGACCCTGACTCAACACGAGCTTTTCGTTCGGAATGTCTCCAGAGAGAAGTTCGATCGCACGTTCTCTGGCCAATTGTTTAGGTGGTTCAGTATCATTCGAATCAAGAACAACGTCGAGAAGTTCTTTGCACACTTCGCGTAGATGAGGTGTGTTGTCTCTGCGAACAACCTGAAGACCTTTCACGTCTATGTAATCCATGTGCATTTTGTCATCTTTTCCCTTTGTCCACAACTTCGCAGCGTACCGTTTTTTGGAATAGAGGAAATAGGGCCAATATACCTTTTCAAGTTCCAGATTATTCGGTTTCTTGAACAAAGCAGTACACTCCTCGGCGGCGCGTTCACCAATCTCCCAACTATACGCGATCGCGTCTTCACCCGTACGACCACCCACGTCAAACTCAACCATGACTGAATCCGTGTCCCCGTACCTCACCTTTGCCCCAGGAAAGTTCTTTTCGACGTAATTCTTTGTTTGTTCAATCATCCATCGTCCCTTTGACGTGACCGTTGACGCGATTGGTACACATGGGAGCATACCCTTTCCGGCGCCAGTGAATCCATACACCGAGTTCATGGAAATCTTGTACGCCAATTGTTTACCATTAAACATCTCTTTCATCGAACCCGTAGACATTGCCATATCCTTCTTCGCTTGTTTACGAAACTGTTTGAGTTCCAAGAGAATACTGGGTAAAAGACTCGGAACGTCTTGGGCAAATTTATATTTTTTACCACCCACCTCGAAGACTTCATACGTCACACCCGGAACGTTTCCATATTTCTTTTCATCCATGACCCACGTCGAATAACATAAATTATGCGCCACGATGATGGATGGATACAGCGCTTCGAAATCAAGAGCCGTGATTGGTGTATAGTACGCTCCCTTTTGTGCATCGAGCACCGTTGCACCTTCGTATGGTTCTTCAGGAATCGCCCCGTATTTAATGGTCGGTACCATGAATCCCATCTCACGCGCTTTCTTCGTGAGTTGCGAAAAGACTTTGATTTGTTGTCCCCGCTCGACGAGGTAGTTCAGCGGTACCCATGTCGCCTTTGCCATCTCGAGAAGATTTAAGAGTGTACACAAACGCTTGACAAGTCTGTGTGGAAGTAAAGTATCCTTGATACAATACTCCGCGACTTCACGCAATTTGACCGGATCTTCTTCAAGAAAGCGTGCAAACATCTCTTTCGGTGGCATATCAATCTTTTGATCCCCGAGATACAGTTTTGAAACATTGTCCAACTTGTATGAATCGAGTTTATATCCCTTTTTGACTTCGTGAAACAAATCGAAAATGAATCGCCCGGGCATCGGAAGAAGTTTAAGTTCATTGTCTCCCAGGGCGCTCGACGAAAGTTTCTTGTACACCATCTTACACTCATGTTCTTTGAGTCGACCAAGTTCATAGAAATCGGGGTCACACCCAACCAATTGTGCGCGTTGATAAATGTATTCCATATCGAAACCAAAGATGTTCCACCCGGTAATGATATCCACATTCTTCTCATGTAAATACTTTTGGAATGCGTGGAGCATCTCTCGTTCTGTTTTGAAACTCACGATGGTTGCACCTTCCAGATTTGGGTCCGTGTTTTTGTAACACAGACACGTCTTATCGTATGGTTCATCAGATCCGAACGTACACAATGATATTGCGATTTGAAAACACGCGTCTCCGGGTACGAGTGCATTTGGAAATTTACCCGTCGAACTATTTGATTCGATATCGAGTGACGCCACGACAAACGGCGCGGTTTCATTCTTTTCGACAGGTGTGAGCGTCTGCCAATCATTACAGAAAAGATCGATATCCGTCCGTGCAAGATACGACCGAATACACTTAGAACCGGTATCGAGCCACCCACTCGATTGAATTCCTGTTCGGTGCATGAGCCTCAGGACAGGATCAATGTTCGATTCGTACACGTGATATTTTCTGAACTCGTCATTGTACATGAACAATGAATTCACTTTCCGACGCGCGACGAGTGTTTTAAAATTCAAACGCATGAATGCAAATTTTTCATTATTTTGAAACCCCCACACATCCTTTTGTTCAGTCAGGGAATATGACGTCACATGATTGGGTCGAAGTTTATTCAGTTGATTATACAGGAGCTGAACTTGTTGTTGCGATGTTCCAGCCGGGAGTTTTACGAAGAAATATGGATCGAAACTTGTCGTCACACAGACGGACTTTCCATCTTCAGTCTTACCGAAGATACTGATCAGGTGTTCGTCTCCGTCATCGGGGTCTCGTGCCTCCCACGTCAATGCTTGGAAGACGACCATTTTGGTTTGTGTATACATCGAGCCAAAATTTTAATATGCTTATTATATAAATGTCAGCAGCCTTGATTGATCTTGTCTCTAAGGGCGCCCAGGACGTGTTCATCACGGGTGAGCCTCAGGTCAGTTTCTTCCGTCAAAACTACAGGCGTCACACGAATTTTTCTATTAAGCCGGAGCGTATGGATTACATCGGCACCTTCGGTTCTAACAATGAAGTCACTATTCCGATTCGTTCGAAGGGTGATATGCTTGGATACGTGTGGATCGAAGCGCAAAATATTTCCAACGTCGCGACGAATAGCGATGGTTTGTTCTCCGCAGGTGCGGCCAAGCCGACCGAGTTTCTTTTGTACATCGGCGGTCAAGAAGTCGCACGTCTCGATTCTTTATACATCCAGGGTGTGCACAATATCGTCTACAAGGAAAACCAAGCCCGTGCGTCCGCAACGGTCACGACGACTGAAATCAAGGACAACGCGAAGGGTGTCGACGGTGCCTCGGATTACTACCTGATTCCGTTCTTCTTCAGTGAAGACTGGACCAAGTGCCTTCCGCTCGTGGGTTTACAGTACCACGAAGTTGAAATCAGAGTCAAGTGCCGTGATGGGTTTACGCCACTCGAAACGCCGAAGGTGTATGGTATGTACGCGTACCTTGACAGTGATGAACGCAAGTTTGTCACGGATAACGAGCACGAACTTTTGATTACGCAAACGCAATACCAATTGGCGTCTAACACTGATACTGAAATTGATCTTACCTACTTTAACCATCCGGCAAAGGCGATTCACTTGGTTTCTGGAAACGCCACGACCGGTACGTGGGATTCTATGTACACGTTTGATGAATCGAGCATGTACATTAACGGTGTCGCACTCTTTGAAAACACCTCAAAGACCTTCCACCACAACCTCGCGCACGAAATGCATGCACAAAACCTCGCGGATTCTACGTTGGACACGGCACCACTTTACACGTGGCCGTTCTGTCTGACTATGAACAAGTCGCAACCGAGTGGTACGCTTAACTTTTCTCGTATCGATAGCGCCAAGCTCACCTTGACGAACCCGACGGGTGGTAACCAAATGCACAGAGTCTACGCGGTCAACTATAACGTTCTCCGTATTAAGAATGGCATGGCTGGGGTTGCGTTTGGTAATTAAAGCCTAAGTCAGTTAGCCTTGAACGAATTATAATAATCAAAATGGTCAAGAAACACATTCGTTCTTCTTCAGATGAACTCGCGCACGTGAAGAGGAAAATTGAGAAGTACACACGCAGATATGACCGTCTCATCGCCGAGAAGAAAACTGCGGTTGTGATGTCCGAACGATCGTCGTGGTCCCGGCAAAACAAGATGAAAAGACTTCGGGACGCACTCAATAATTTCAATATCACCGAGACCGAATGTGAACGAATTACG